TCGTCCTTCAGAGTAGAAACATCAATATAGGATAGTTTGCTGAAATATCCATCACCACCTGAATGCTGATAGTAATTTAATAATACTAATAGATTACCTTGTGGTTGTGGTGCACCAGGACGTAGAGTGATTGATGCATGGTCGTAATAATTGTCTCTTTGTCCATTATCGAAAATGTATCTACTTGTGATATCATATGAACTATCTGATAACATTGCCAATGTAGGACGAACAGAGGGATCCTTGGTGTCAATAATTCCTGCGATTGTCTTAACGTCAGACAGATACAGTGATTGTTTGTTACCAGGAGTTACGAGTCCTGCATTTTTAATGTAAACCTGACCAGAAGAAGTTAAGGTAGTGTTATCAACATATGTGTAAGTGTTTACATTTGTGGCAGAAGAAGAAAGGTCTGACAATGCCACTTGTGTGTTGGATTGGATATAGTTCTTGATCTTTAGAATATGTGATGTTCCATCACCATTCTCGACATATACTTTTGCAACTACTGTGGCAGTAAAGGCGGTCAAATCAGAAGAAGATAGTGTTGCAATAGATGCGTCATTATCCAGAGTTACGGTTCTTGATGGAGTTGTCCATGGAATAACATCACCAACATTCAACGATGCATTTGATCCTTTATTAGTAACTACAATGATAAAGTTTTGTTTTACTAGATCATTCGAAAGTGTTGAACCTGGTGTGCCGAAATGACGGATGATATCTAAGTATTCACCTTCATAATTTAACTGTGCGGATACTGATCCACCAGAAGAGGTGAAAGATATGTTTCTGAACAATTGGGTCGTGGAGTATGATGTTCCGGTCAAATCGGAAACATAAGGACTGCCCACATTGAAAATCATTTCGGGAACAGTGGTGTTCTCAAGAATAGTATCACCTGTTGATACTCCACCAACTTTACCTGTTGTGTTGATGTTTGCTGAAGATACTATTGATGCTGGATATGAAGTCTTTGACGCATAAATTACACTTTCGACATCCTTGATATCAAAATCTAATGCAAATACTGATGCGGAAGTTATTGGAGAAGTCCAATTTTTTCCTACAGTTGCAATCTTGCTCACACCGTCATATGCAGTAATTGTATTAAAGTCACCTGCATTGGGTCCCTGAGTGATTACAATATTTACACCAACATATGCACCATTAGCGGAGGAATATGTCGATGGTAATGTGATCGTATTTGTGCTACCTGTAATTGCATTTGCTGATAGTGTGTTGGCGGAAACATCGTACATAAAGGCCTTATATACATATGATGCCACATTTGCGGAACCACCAGTATCAAAATCATATTGTACATTACGGATTTTCGCTGTACCGACTACAGTAGATTTGTATGTGTCTGCGGTTGTGGTTACAATGTTACTTCTAGGCACACAATGCAAATCAACAGTTTGTGTTGCAGTTATATCAAAGAAAGAGGTGTTGCCCTTTAGTGAATCAACATAGAAATAATTGCCGTAGTTAATATAAACTGGGTTATTATTTTGTGTTGCAACATCTCTAGCTCTGTTTGTTGTGATATTGATTGGAGCAGGATTTTCCACTCTGTAACCATGAACATATGCCAGACCTTTACCGACCGTCATGAGATATGTTGAATTAGATGAATCGGCCGTGTTGGTTTTTGGAGTTAATTGGAAATCTTGTATGATGTAATCGCCATTGGTTTCATAATCGCGCTTTGCAAAATAGTCATCGATGGTGGCATAGACTGAACCATCTACCATTTTGTATACAGCACCATTTTCCACTCTCACCAATTCGATGAAATCGTTGTCATCACCAAATCTTAAAGGACGGGTGTCGAGTGTTAGAGAAATAACATATCTGTCCGCACCTGGAGCCTGATAGTTTGACGCACCAATTGCTGGATCCAATAGTGACGGATCATTGATGTAATCGGAGATGGTTTCCGTTATGGTCAGACCAATTCTCAGAGAAGGTGACGAACTGTACTTGGATAGAACCACAGTCGATGGAGAGACTTGGACGAAGTTTCCTAACACATAGAAGACACCTTCTGCAATAGATGCTACGGAACTAGATCCAGTGGATTCATTTTCTTTTGCTTGCACCGCTTTATTTGATGCGGTGTCGTAAATAATATCATTATCAACGAACTGTCCTCCAGTAAGATATGATACAACTAGTGTGGGATCATCTCCACCTACAGATGGAACAGTCGCAAGAACTCTCGCTCTTACCGAACCGGAACTGTTTTGTACCAATAATCCATTAAATTCGGTAACGTCGAAAACAATGTTATTGAATGTGTTCTTTAATTTGATATAGAAACAATTGAAGTTTGTGGTAACTTGGCCGCCGGTTACAGGAGAATTCTGTTTAAAGATGTTATCTGCAAATTTTGTAATTTGATCCTGTAATATTGACTGTGATTGGGTCAATTCCCTAGCTTGTACCGCCACACCTGGTTTAAAAAGTATGCGGTGGAAATTTTTAGATGATTCAAAATCATCAAAATATGGATCAACATTGAAATTTAATGACATCTTTTTACCTTAGTAACTTAATACAACTTTGAATTGTTCTATGCCGTCAGCACTTCTTTGTATGCCTGATCTATTTTCAATAAACACTGGATATCCAGATATTGCCACCAAGTCTGGAGTGTTATATGATAATAGTGTCCTAGCAGTTTTTGTAGAATCACCAAAAATAGGATCATTTAATCTTAGTGTGCCTTGAGTATTTATAGTGTTAATTATATTGGTTGCTGGATCGAAACTAACAATTTTTGCAGAAAAAGTAGAATTTTCAACACTTGCACCTTGGAAAATAATTTCATCGCTAATATATTCACCAAACCCTGATGCAACAACCAAATTTGTTGATGTTTTATATATTGCTCCATTTGCATTGTATGGAGATGAGGATTCTGCAATAGGATTAATTACTATACCCATTTGATAATATGTGATATCTGTAGGAATATATTCATTTTCCGAACCATCAAATTGACAGGTCAACATAACATTGGAACAACCAAGTTCTGATACTGGATCCAGACCGTGTCCTCCAATTGGTGAAGCTGGCGCAATCGCGGTTGCTCCACTACCCAATGCAGATTGTATACTGACGTTAGCATAAGAGTAATTTGTTCCTGGACTTGTAACAATAATATCTTGTATTGTGCCATCAGAAACAACTGCGGTTCCTGTTGCTCCAGTCCCATCTCCGGTCACTGTAACAGTAATGATTGCATTCGATGTGTCATATCCAGAACCACCGTCAGTAACATTGATTACGTCGATGTTTCCTATACCTGGCGCTAACGGAAGATTGTTCGGATTCAATAGTGGATTTGGAATATAACCAATACCAATAGGAACTGGTATCCAATTTTTATCCATGAATTTTACTTTTAGGCCGGTGTCAATAGTGTAGATATATTTCCATTTATAACCATCTGTACCAATAAACATATTGTTTGTTTGGTATGAACCTGGTTCAAAATATGGTTCTTTGGTTGACGGTGATCCGTTGTTATTCCACAGACACTTGAATACCTGATCATATCTATTCTTGACATAAAAATTGTGAACAAGATATCCGTTGTCGCCCAATTCGATCATATTAATATCGTCTTGATAATACTCATAAACCGTGTCAGTTGTCCAGTCTATTCTTTGTAATACAGGAGAAATATCGCCGGATTGTATCTGTTTCATGACAAATACATTTTTCATTATTTGTTTTATGTATTTTTGGTCCTGTCTTGGTGCTGGAGGATTTTCATCATCGGTCCAAGGATCTACTGAGGCCAAGAAACAGTAGAAAGAATCTGATCTGGTGTAAAATGGAGGCACCACACTAGATGGACCATAATACATATTCTCTACATTGTATAGTTTGGATAAATTTGTGAGTAGTGTTTGTGCTGCCATGATTTTATTTATTATGAATAATTGATAGAAACATAAGTGTTTGCAATATCACCATCAATACTAAAATATCTGAGATATGCGGAATGACCTGATGTTAGTGAAAATGTTGCAGATCCAACTGTTGAATTATTTGCTTGACAACCATGAGTCACTGTATGATTGTTATTATCTACATTTTTTAACCAAACTTCCACTACCTTACCATGCTGATATCCAGATAATGAAATGGATGTTGTTGAATTACAGTCAAATTTGTACAATGAATTGTTTGCAATATCAATAGTCAATGAATTGGTGATACCTGAAACCACATTCGAATTGTATATAAAACCTTTTTGTGGATTTACAACACCAGTAAAGATCACAGAATCACCATTGAATTCTGCTATTCTGTTGAGTGTGTTGGAACCATTTGGCATGTTCCACATTTCAATACGAGATCCCCTATGTGCATCAGTATAATTTTCTGTTGCAACAATATCCAGTCTAGCAATACCTAATGGTGCGTATCCGGTGGTTCCCCATCCGTTTCCTGTGATTCGCATTAATACATCACCGTTTGCTGTTGGTAGTGGTGATGTTGGAGTTCCTCTTGATGTTCTGCCAGCAACCACACCATAAGTGTTTGCACCAAATGAATCGAACACAATTCTAGAAGGAACATCTTGTTTACCTGAGATGTGTAACATATATCCGTCATTTGATGGTGTCTGTACCTGATGTATTGGGCATGCCGCAATAGTCAGTGCGGATTCCATTGCAGTAAACCGAGTGTTTGCAAAAATAACAGAACCATTAACGATCAGTTTATCGGAAATGTTCAGTGTCCCCGCGAAAGTATTTCCATTGGTATTGGATAAGAATTTTCCGTCCGTATAAGACTTCAACTGAGTATTAGCTGAAGCAATAGCACCATCAGTATATGCCTTTAACTGAGTATTGGCAGAAGTTATATTTGTATTTGTTTGATTTAATGCGCCGGCCAAGTATACTGTGTTTGAACTTGCGGTGTTAGCCTTATCGAAAGACGCTTGTGTGTATCCTAATGGTGCAGCAGCTGAAGTTTGTCTAGAACTATCGGTGAATACATATGCACCAGAAACATTTACATTTCCAGTAACATAGGTGTCTTTTCCAAAATTGAAAGAACTCTTGTTAATTGTACCTACAATATTACCTGATGTTGTTCCTCCAGCAATAAAAACAATATTTGCACCTTTTGATGCTGTGCCAATTATAAGATTGCCGTCGGAAGAAGAGTGTGATGTTCCGTGTGCGTATAGGTAACCATCCAATGCAGACATGGATGAGAATACAGGATCACTAAATGTGGATCCATTTATTCCCATATCAATATAATTCGTTTCATTGGTTCCAACATTTGCTGTCGCAATATAATCTGATGAACCATTACCACTAATGTTTTGGTTGTTAATCTGTAGGAATGCCGGGTCGCTGCCGGAAAATTGTGCAGATATATTGTCTAACGCCACAGGATTTCCACCGACATTCAAAATTTCATTAGAATATAAACCCTGCGCGAGAGTGTGTCCTGTAAATTTACCTGTTATACCGGAAGGAAGATCAACAGCAACAAACAACGTATTTGATGTGTTTGCGTTTAACTGTGATATTAATGCTAATTCTGAAATTTTAATTGTTGACATTATTCCTTACCCTAGTAGAAGTATTTTACCGTCTTCTGTTGTTAATGTTAAACCCGATTCTGTGGTCAATTCTGGAATATATTCTATTCCCAGTGGTCCCCATATGGTAACCTTATTGCTGTTGATATTTCTATTTACCGACAACATTGAATCTGAATTTGATGTAAAGTTGTTGGCGACATAAACAACATTGTTGTTATAATCTATATAAGTTACTGTTTGGACTGAATTGTTAGACACTTTAATGGTGTCGCCGATAAAGACTATTTCTGATAGTGTGCTCTTATGACTATAATCGGCATTATTGATAATGTCATAAAGTCCTGTCAATGATAATATATTTATAGTATTAGTACCAGCCAGAACAGAAACATTTGCAACATTTGCAAATGTTAACCAAGTATTGGAATCCACCACAATAGTATTAGAAACACTATCAACCGAAAGTACCACAGAACTCACGTTCGGTCCATGTGGAGTTTCTATCTTGATAGTGGTTGTATTTGCAAAAATGAATTCACCAATATTTGCACCAGCCAAATTGGTGAATTGTATGATATTGTTACTCTTATTAACAAAATCTGCAACCATAACCGCGCTTGAGGCTGGATATCCAGTGTAAACATCCAAAGGTATTCCTTGGTATGTGGCGGTTGTAGAACTTGTTTCGAATATTTGTGTATTACATCGTAGTGCATAACGGCCGAGGACCTTTAATCCTGACGGATGTAGAAGGTTTAACAACACATCACGATATTTTTCAATTTCTTTTTCTACAGTAATCTGATAAGTGAAATTGTTATATCTTTCGTTCTGCAATACATCAAACGAACTCAACTGACCTCTAGAGTTCAAATATTCACCTTGACCTATTACAAGACCATTTAAGAATTTTGCTGTTGCCTTTGCTGTACCATCACCATACAGTACGAATCCATATATGTTGTAAGCAGAATTGAATGGATACGTCGATTCCATTCCTGTTGGTATTCTATTGGCAATATTAAATTGAATAGGAATTCTGTCAATTATTAATGGTAAATTAACATTAGGTATGGAAGAGTAATCAAATAATCTTATGTTGTATAGTGATTGTGCAGGATCGGATTGCAATTCTACAGCTGTGATCGAATCTACATATGCCTGATAGGTGTTTATTTCACTAGATATACCCTGATAAACAAAATCACCTGGCATAGGTAACTGATTAATGTCCAGTCCAGAAACAACAATATCCTGTACCTTTAATGATACGTTAGGTGTTGCAACATAATCCTCACCATTATTGATCAATTTAATTGATGTTATTGATCCCGCTCTGTCTGTTGATGCTAGGAATCTTGCTCCTTCACCCAGAATGCTATTTACTACAAGTGATGCACCATTAGCGGCTACATTTGATGAATTTACTGATAGTGTGGGTAGAGTTAAATTTGTATAACCCATACCACCTAACGGATATGAAGAATCCACACTGACATATTCTATGCCGGTAATAGAACCCGATGTTGTCACAGAAGTGACATTGGCGTGTGCTCCATAACCAGAACCATTACTAAAAACAATTTGATCACCAACATTATACCCTATTCCTCCTTCTACAACCTGTATTGGAGCCAAAATACCAAGTGAACTCAACACTGCGGTATTTGCCTGGTCTGTATCTGATGTTGCAAGATCGGTATCGTAATGTGATAATGCGGTAACAGTTGGTGTCTGTGTTATTCCGCCACCTTGGTCTGAAACGAATATGGAAGATATAGGATATGTTTCAAAAGAAATGAAAGATAAACTATCCAAAAGTCTGGTGTTTGCATTGGCGGTAGGGTGCCCAGATAAGAAACTATAAGTGGCATTGCCGATTGGTACATATCTACCAAACTGTATAGTATTTGTTGGAACCAATGTAACATTTGCGACCGCACTACCAGCAACAGAGGATATGTGTACGTTTGCACCATATGCGGCAGAATTAGATGAACTGATGCTGGCGGTTGCACCTATAACAGAATTAGATGAAATGCCAGAATTATATGAGATTCTTAATATTGCACCATCACCATCAACCAGAGAGACATAACCAAAGTTAAATGGATTTGAGTTGATTGTGGTGTATACAATATCATCCACACTATAACCTATACCACCATCAGTAATAGTGATTTCAGGCAACAAATAAGGAGTCAGTGTACCCACAACTGCAACGGGTGAAGCTGCACCTGCATTCAAATCTGAAAATTTTATAGTTGTATTAGGTGATGTTCTATAACCAAAACCACCATCAAGAACGGAGACACTTTTTACGGATCCTTTTGTTGTCTGGTCAACTTCGGCTGTTGCACCTACTCCGGTGATAGAATTTGATCCTCCTGAAACTACCACAGGATCACCGGTTTTATAGAATGATCCCCTATAATTTGGATTAATGTTTATCTGACTAATTTGGCCTACAATCTTTGATCTAAGATTTTGTCCATCAATGATAACGTCTTGCAAGTTGTTATCAACAATTCTAGCATATTCACCTGATTGGAATAGTCTCTCGATATTAGAGATGAAGATTTCAATCTTGTTACCAGACAATACAGAAGTTTCAATCGTTGCGATAGTTTTGGTTGTTTCACCAAATATTCTATAATTTGCAATATCCAAAAATCTCTCATCTGATGTTGAGAGTTTCAGACTTTTTGCAATGTACCATTCTCCGTCGGATGGTTTTAATACAGCTTCTTTGGTATAGAATACATCAAAATCGGAATTATATAATACTCTGAAAAGGAATTTGTAGGATGCAATTGTACCCTTTGATTGGTACAATTCTCTCGCAAATTTGATCAGTTTATTCTTGTCTATCAGTATTTCTTGTGGGAAATAAGGAAGAAAATCTCTCACATAATATTGTAGAAATTGATCAGTAGTCTGATCAATGTCTTGATACGTTAGAATTTTTTTGGAATAGTCCAATACATTGTTATTCTGTTCCAACCATTCATAGTATGCGGTTATGAATGCAACAAATTTCTCATAATCAGGATCATCCCGAATATATTCAGGTAATTGAGAAGGAACTAATAGTGATGTTTTTATTGTATTTGCCATTATTGTGACTTGGCTGTTACATTGACGGTGATTGCACTGGAATCAAATGGATCAATAGTTATGATCTTGTTTCTTGATGATGATATGATAGTTGTTGTTGGATTGACCGTCATCGTTAATTGTCCTAATGGATTATCAATATCAACCGGATTGAAAGAAACTAGAGAGACAATTCCATTTACATAATCGATGGTACCTACATTTTCATTGAATATTGTTTTTGCATTTAGTGTGTTATTGTAATAAGAACGTATTGTTCCATACTGTCCTTCTAATGTAACTACACCTGCGGCACCACGACCGGTAGTGTCACCTTCGGTCGCCGATATTGTTACGATTGCACTGGTGTAATTATTACCGGACGAGGTTACATTAATTGAATTAATTGTACCATTTGTGTTGATTATCGCTTCGGCTGTGGCACCGGTGCCATCACCAATGATACTGACTGTTGGTGCATATTGATAACCATATCCAGGATTGATGACAGTAATTTTAGATATGCCACCAGTTGCTGATGGAACTTCCTCAAGGTAAATACCATCAATAACATTGGATAAGTTCAAAGGATCTCTAAGTTTGATAGCCGGAGAACTATTTACTCCACTAGAGAACATACCCTTTTCCAAAGGAACACCAAAGTACATATTATATGTCTGAGTTGTCGATAGTGTAGGATATATCTTTTTCTGTAATTGCATGGAAAGTTCATTCGCAACAATAGATGGATCCGATTGTTGTATCTTATATGTTAGCTCACTTGAAGAGAATGTTGAATTGAATGAATTTAATGTTGTGTTTCCGAAATTAATAATGGTGTCCTTGACCAGTGTTTCAATTTGACTTGAACTCGACGTAGTTTTATTTGGATTGTATACAACATTCACATTTAATTTAATGTATGTGTAATCAGGATCAACTATGCTGGGTTCTACAGTCATAACCGAAATTGGTTTAATGACATCCTGGATTAGTCTGGTTTTTTGTGTGTCGGTCAACGTGTAAGCACCCTTTGGTTTCACACAAACAAAGACCTGACCATACACTGGAGGATCGTTTTCCTGACCACCCCAGACATTGACCGCATCGAATGGTATGCCTAATGTATTCTGTTGAAGGATGGTGATGTAATCGTCTTTGGTGACTGCTCTCTTCTGTGCGGAGTAGGACTTTGGTGCTTGGAATTTAATCGAATCGATAGATTCTTTTTCCGATCCCTGTGATGCTGGAGAAGAACCAGTCACGGTAGTGTTAGTGAATCCAGACAATGAGTCCATAAGAACAAAGTTGTTGGCACCTTCTGCTGATTTTCCTTGTGTAGTGATATAAGAGGTTTTAATGATATTACCATCAACCAATCTTTTGCCCACTATGCCGTCACCAAAAGAAATCTCGTATGTGCCAGTTAATGTTTCATTTAAGAAATAAACAGTACTTTCTCCTGTTAATTCCAAATAATTCTGTGCGTAAGTATAAACTGTTGTTTGTGTATTTGATGAAGATTCTTGTACAAATATTGATATTGTACTAGTATCGATACTGCTATCCGGAAGTTCGTATGTGTATGATGGATTACTGGTTGAATTTACAACAAAATTGTAGTTTACCGGAATACCCTGTCTAATTTCCACACCCTTGAATTCAACCTTGGATGTGTTTAAGTTGGTATTCTCTGTTCTCGTTCCTGTGGTGACAAAATTATAGTTGACACCATCTATTGATTCTGATAGGAAATTTGTATGTAATGGTAAGGTTAGACTTGAGGAAGTAACATTGTCCACCGAAATGTCAATAAGTGCAGATGGAGCTGCAGCTGATTTAGGAACATAATTTAATGTTTTTGCGTGAGACACAACAGAAGGTCTTTGTAGTGCGGTGTCCAAAAACATTTCATTTGCTACCATGTTAAGGTAAAATGCATTATATTGTGTGTTATAGGACAACACATCTAGTAATACAGAAAGACCTGCTCCTTCGAAATTGTAGTCTTTAAATGTGTCCTGGGACTGAAGAAAAGTTTTCAGGTTGTTCTTGATTTCATTGAAATCTAGACCCACCAAACTTATTTGAGAGTTAGCTCCGGCCATTACGGTAACCTTTTGTTATTGTTTTGTTATATTTATCTAGACCTTTTTAAGATCAAATTGATTCCGGTTGGTGTAGTTTGGTTTCCAATATATAAAAATAAAGAAGCCTGATATGCATTCTGATCTGGATAAGCAGTAATATCAATCGACGCAATAGATGCTCTAGGTTCCCAATTTTGTATAACCCTCACAATTTCGTCCTTTAATAAGTTACCTGTTAATGGTGAAATAGGTTCAAATAACAGTGTATCTAGTTGTGATCCAATTGATGGGTTGAACAGTCTTTCATATGGTTTTGTCAATAACAGATTTTTAACGGACCGTATTACTGCCTGTTCATCATAACTAAATGCCACATCCTTTGTTACTGGTTGAGTATTGAATCTCAAGTCAATATCTGAGTATATTTTTTGTTTATTAATAGTCATCGATTATTTATGTTGTATTAAGTGGCTAGAATTGGTGGTGTTGTTGGTGTTCCCATATTACCATTACCGTGTATGTGAGCATCAAGGGAGATGCCGATTTCGGTAACAACATCAGGTGCAGTAATAAGACCCGTAACATCCAATATGCCTGTAATTTCTGTTGCACCAGTAATGGAGGTGGCACCTGTAATTGCAGTTGCGCCGGTGATCGTGGTGGGACTAACAATGGTTGTTATCGGTGTTGTTATCCACACTCCCACGGGAACATTAGGCGCTAGCGCTGGAAGGCCAACCATTAATGATCCCGGTGTTTTTAAACTTAATAATCCATATACACTTTGAGATGCGGTTATATTGCCTACCGCGGTAATTGATTGTGTCGAACCTAAGTCTCCTCTAACAGTCATGTCCGAATTAACATAAACTGCCGATCCTCTTAGATTTATATTGCCGGTGGCAGTTAAATTTAAATCGCCGTCGAAGGAGTGATTTGGAGTTCCTTTGGTCAGTTGTTCATAATTTTTTTCCACTTTACTGATAAAATTTCCATCAACTTTTAAATTATAGTCTCCTTTTACATGTAAATTATAATCACCTTCAATAGTTACATTACAGTTTCCTCCGATGGAAACATTGTTGTTGTGTGCCGAAATTGTATATGTGTTTCCATA